TGCGCCAACTTCCCAGAGTACGCCGCCTCAAAAAGCTCATCGAACTTCGGCTCCCTCCCCAGAATCTTCGCAACACGATCCTTGATCCGCTGCATCAAATCCCAGAGCTTTTGGAAGATCGTAGTAACTGGCGTGATCGGCTGTTGCTCACGGGTCTTGGCCCAGTCGCGGAATGCCTCCGCGATAGCTTCTTCATGCTGACCAAGCTCGTTTAGATGATCGTAGCGACCGGCAATGCCGTACCGATCAATCCAACCTTCGGTCTTGCTAGCCTCGATCAGCGCATTCCATTCCTCAGGTTTGAAGAAACCTTCCCGGTAGAGATGATGAATTAATTCATGGCGCAAAATCCCAATCTTATCCGGGTCAAGTGCTGCCACTAGTATCTTTGAGATTTCTCCCGGTGCCTGATGATACACACCCCTAATGCCATCAACACCTTCATAACGAATATCGCCAGCCAAAATTGGCTCAACAGTTTTGCCTGCAATGCGATTAACTTCTTCTTGCATTGCTTGATTAATGGCATGCTCATTCTTTGTCCAAAGTTCCTTGGGAACAAGGTCCGCGGTTACATCGCCGAATTTGGTTGGAGCAGTTTCAAGGATTCGGCGGAGGTCGGTGTATTCCCTGGAGAGTTCGAAGGCATCGCCGAGGGCGAGCTTGACCACTGGCTTACGCTGCTCCTTCGGTGCACCAGCCTCCTCCCTTGCACCGGAAATCCGGTACCCAGTGATCGTCTCATAATCCGGATAAAGCTCCTTGAGCTGGCGCAAAATATCGCGGATTAGGCTTGGGCCCATTGTGTTGGGCTGGAGGTCATGCGAACTAACCGAAGCAATATAAAGTTGCTTCTTCATCGGGTCGGGGAAGATGGTAATCTCGCCAACAACCTTGCCGGTATGATCGACAAAGTTGTAATCTTCCATCCCTTTCCAAATGGACTCGCCCTTTTCCAGCTTAAGTGGCCGATCGCCAATAGCAAAAGCAGGTTCAAGCCCGGCAGCCGATCGAACCTGTGGCAGCGCTCCATCGATCAAAGTATCATTTTTAAGTTTAGACGCGTTTAATTTCTCGCGCAATTCTACTGCGTAATCTTCAGCTTCTTTTTTAAGACGCTCAAGATTCTTTTTGATATCATTGTATTTCGGGCTAGTCTCGGACACTCCCGGAATTGTATTTTGAGTTTGAGCTGAACGCTCTGCTCTTTGTACAAGAGCTTCTGCAATATCAGGGCGATCATGTTTTATAGCTAAATCTAATGCTTCTCGTCCTCGGTCACCAGTAACAGGAAACGCTGAAGATACCACATCAAGTGCATCACGAAGACCCGGTTGACGTATACCTCTTTCATCAAAAGTAGCATCTTCAGGCATATTATGATATTCTTCACGATATGCATCAATACGTTGATCTAAAGTTATAGGTTCAAATTCAGGCGTGGCTTCTTTTATAGGCGCAACTTCTTTATTTGCGCCGATTGCCGGTGCGGCAAGGTCCTTAACCGCAGCTTCATTCTTGGTGATTCCACCCGGCCATGCGCGAAGGTCGTTCTTCAAATCGCTCGCCAGTTGCGGATCAACATAGGTAACCCAATCCGCCAACGGAACGTGAACGTCCTCACCAAAGGTCTTAGCAGCTTCAAGCTTTTCTTCGATCCCCGGAACCCAACCGAGGATACCATCTTCCCGTGAAGGCAGCTTATCGCCATAAAGCCGGACCACCGCATCCGCCGAAATCCCCATCTGGGCATCGGCAAAATGCTGTTGGGCAAAAGCTTTAGCCAACTCCGGATCACGCTGGTGAGTATTTGTATTAATGGTAGATTCCAAAGCCTCCTGAATCTTATCAACCCATTCAGTATTGGTTTTTTCTTTTATACTATCAATCAACGGATGGACGCCACGAGGCACGTCCACGCCTGCATCTAGCCAAGGCTTTGCTGCTTTTGCTGCATCTTGATAAAATTCAATGCGTGAATTTCTAATCGCTTGATCAAACTGTCGAGCATGTAGCATTTCTCCGTAGGTGCCGGGCATGTGTCCAGTCACACCCATGAAATAATAATCTACCATGCCGCCAATATCTCGGCCAGCTCGTTCACCTTGCATTTCATCGCCTGTTAAGGCCGTAACAGCCATCTTAGCATATTCACCTGCTGCTCCAGCAATGCCTGCGAATGGAATTGAAAATGCACGGAAGACTGCTTCTGGCGCATTATAAAGCGCCGTTGAATAAGGATTTCTCTCAGCGAATCCTGGGAAAGTTTTACTAACCCAATAAGGCTGCTTAGCATGTTCAGCCATAACTTCAGCACCCTTAATAGGTGCTCTAAAAATATCGCTAAGAAGGTGTCCAGCGATATCAGAAATAGAAGTTACATCTTTGTAGTGCCGAGAAGCCTCATCCAGATTCCCGTAGTCATCATTCGATACAACATCAGCAAGATCATTTCCGCGAATGAACGCTGCGATCTGACTATTCCTGCGGATGATTCCCGCAGTCATATCTGCTCGATGATCTTCCTCGAACCGATCCTGATCCGCGTTGATAACCAGCGGAGGAACGCCAGTGGCCCGGGACAGTTGCAGTGCCCGGGCCGCTTTATCAGGATCAGCATCCAGAGCCGTGGTCGCCTTGGCCGGTGCCAGTTCGGTGTAGCTCTGGATGATATCATCGTATTCGTTCATTGTGACCTCGGAACGGTCGGAGTCATCGCGGCAGCAGCATCTGAGGCTTGCTTCTTGGCTTTGCCATAAAGCTGATTATACATCTTTGCGTTGTAGATGGACTGAATGTCCTTTTCGGATGGAGCCATCCCAGTATCCGCGGTGTATTTGTCGATGATGTATTGCTTCTCTTTTTCAGGAACTTGGACCTTAAAGGCCTGTTCCTTCGACGGCAGAATCCCAAACCACGTGCCATTGGAGACTTCACGAACAAGCCGTGAGGAAATCTGACGGATTTCTTCGTCCTTCTTTACAGGATCGCCAGCATTCATGCGATCGTTGAGGATAAGGAACATCGATCCACGGATTTGATCGTAGTCATCTTTGTTCTTAGATCGGGTGATTCCAGCATTCCGCAGGATATCGTCGGAGATGCTCATTGCATGGTTCAGCGCCGGGTTTTTGTTTTGATCCTTCCAAAGCTTGGCTTTGAGCATGTTCAGCTGCTGACGTTGACCAGCAGGCATCGCCATCGTGGCGAAGTCAGCATTCATAGCTTCGCGCTTTTCATCAGCCGACGCCATCGGATCAGTCAGACGGCCGAGCCATGTCCGATATTCGATCTGATTTGCCTGTGTGGCCTCGTAGTCACCCTTGGCATTCTGTGACAGAAGCTTGCGGTATTTGTTCTGTATCCGGATCGGCAGTGCATCCCAAGCGGCTTGGACCTTCGGGTCTTGGATATCCTCGATCGAAGTCACCAGCTTTCCGTCCTTCGCCGGAACGATCGCGTTCTCGATGGTGTCAATGTTCTCCTGCATGTCCTCGCGGTCAAGCTGACGATCGCGGTTATGCGCTGTGACAAAGTGCTGTTCCATTGCATCAGCAGCTTCGGCATCGTTGCCAAAGAGCTTCTTCGCACGGGCACGACCAGCATCCGCAGCGAATGATGCGCCGCCATTTTTAAACAGATTCGCATTGAACTTTTGCAGGTACTGCCCAGCGTTTGACAGTCCGTCGTTTTTCTTCGGATCAGGATTGTAGCTACCGGTAAACCAACGATTTGCAGCGGCGTTCGCAGAGCCGCCCTCGTCCATATACTGCTGGAGCTTAAACTTCGCCAGTTGATCTTGAGCCTTAGGATTGTTCAAGAACTCCTGCTCAGTCATAGCAGGCATCCCAGCCTCTTTCAGCCAAGGCTGAAGATTAGACTGCATCACGCCATAAGCACCGAGGCCATGTTCGGTGATCATCTTTCCGTTGACTTTGTGGGTCACGTCGGGATGAACTGTGCCATAGTCGTTGGCTTCATTCATCTTGATCGAGGCCATCACCTGTTCGATAGGGAGCTTCTGTTCGCCAAGGGAAGTATTGTCGCCAGACCTTGCCCGAGCAGCTTCCTGTCGAGTGGCAACACTCAGCCGCTGTCCTCGGATATAAGTCTGCGCCCGACCAAGGTCATCGCCAGTGATGTTCCCTGCCTTAACAGCGGCGTCAAGTAGCTTCTGAGCCCCAGCCACATCGCTCTTAGCGAGGCCTTGGATTCGGCCCATGGTCATTTTAGAGTTCATCGACTGAGTATAATTGTCGATGGTGGTTTTGTCCCAGCCCCGAAGCTCGCCAAGATGTTGTGCGTCCTTGGCATTCTGCTCAAGGCTTGCCTTATAACTCTCTTCATCCTGCGGAGCCAACGCCGCAGCATTCTGGCGCGCATCAATCAGCGACTGGGCTGAACCAATCGCAAAGTTCTTCCCCTCGCGCCCTGAATGAGCCGCCGCAGAAAATACCGAGCGCGCCTGTATCGATCGGGATTCTTGAAGATAAACCTTCTGCGCATATGGAGAGTTGAGTTTCTGGCCAATGGCTTCTCGCGTAGCGTTTAGGTCTTCGATATAAGGTTTGTAACCGTCAACAGCGGCCTTGCCCGAAAGGCTGGAATAGGCCGCATATTTCTCGCCCATCGCAGTGGTGAACTCAGCGACTGCATTGGCAGCATTCGCTTGTTCGTTAAGCTGCTGCATCGCGGTGGCGCGAGCCCAGATTTCGTTCCCTGCGCCTTCGACAGCCTTGCCAATATGACCGACAGCATTGGCAACGCCAGCGCCA